GACCAAAAATGGAGAACCAAAAGTGGAAAACCGTCTAGTAAAACAGGTGAGCGATACCTTCCAGAAGCTGCGATCAAAAGTCTCAGCCCTGCTGAGTACGCTGCAACAACTCGTGCGAAACGTGCTGGCAAAAAAGCTGGGAAGCAATTCGTAGCACAACCAAAAACCGTTGCAAAGAAAACAGCAAATTTTAGATAAAGGAAAATCATGTCAGCACTTAACGTAACCCAAGGCGAAGCAGAATTGTTGATAGTAAGTCTCAACATGTTTGCCGACATTCATAGAAACGCATCTGGCTCAGTGCCAGAAGATGTCGCAGTTTTACTTACTAAATTAGCGCCAGCAGCCCCTGTGGTTGAAGACCCACCAGATTTGTTAGCAGTTGAACCAACTGACGAAGAAGTTGAAGCGCACTTTGCTGAAGAAGCTAAAGACAAATAATGGCATATACCTCCGGAACTTCTGCGTTTAACCTAGACCTTGCCGAGTTGGTAGAGGAAGCGTTTGAGCGCGTGGGTTCGGAGTTGCGCACGGGCTATGACATGCGCACGGCTCGTCGGTCTTTGAATTTATTGTTTGCAGACTGGGCTAATCGTGGCGTCAACATGTGGACGTTTGAGCAAGATGTTATTACTTTGAGTCATGGCCAGCCTACATATGCATTGCCAGACGACACGGCAGACATTCTTGATCACGTAATCCGCACACAGGCAAATAGCCCAAGCAACCAAGCGGACTTAACAATTACGCGTATTAGTGTTTCTACTTACGCCACACTCCCTAACAAGTTAACCCAAGGCCGTCCAATCCAAGTGTGGATTCAGCGTTTAAGCGGGCAGTCTTCGGTTTTGACCGGCACGGTGTCTTCGACAATCACTGCCACAGACACATCTATTCCGATTACCAGTTTGGTCGGTGTGCCCAACGCAGGTTTTATCCAAATCGGTAGCGAATTAATTGGGTATAACGAGTTTTCTGTAGCGGATGGTGCTACACCAGCATATCTTTTAAACTGTACGCGTGGACAACAAGACACAACAGCCGCAGCTCACAGTACAGGCGCGGCAATTAGTTTGGTACAAAAGCAAAGCATCACAGTTTGGCCTACGCCAGACGGCTCCCAGACATACCAGTTTGTGTACTGGCGCATGCGTCGCGTGCAAGATGCCGGTGGTGGCGTTAACGTCATGGACGTTCCGTTTAGGTTTATTAACTGCTTGACGGCAGGACTGGCTTACTACTTAGCGCTCAAAGTGCCCGGTGGGTTGGACAGAATACAGATTTTGAAATCGCAGTATGACGAGGCTTGGATGACGGCGGCGGATGAAGATCAGGAACGCGCAGCGATCCGTCTTGTTCCCCGTCAGATGTTCATTGGGAGCAGTACCTAATGGCTAACAGGTTTTCATCCGGCAAGAACTCGATTGCTGAATGTGACCGATGTGGCTTTAGGTACAAGCTGACGTCGTTACGCAAAGAAGTAGTTAAGACAAAGACGTATAACTTATTGGTTTGTCCATCGTGCTGGGACCCTGATCAGCCCCAGTTGCAGTTGGGTATGTACCCAGTGGATGATCCTCAAGGTGTGCGTGATCCGCGTCCTGATGTGAGTTACCAAGTCTCTGGCTTAGCGGCTGATGGGTATCTTGGTGGTGGTAGCCGAATCTTTCAATGGGGCTGGAACCCTGTTGGCGGTGCAAGCAGTTTTGATGCAGCGTTGACGCCAAATAATTTGAATTTGGTTGTACAACTTGGTACAGTTACGGTAGCAACAACTTAGGAGTTGAAGATGGATAAAGCAGATTTAAAGCAAGACAAGAAAATGATTGCGGGTGCTGTGCACAAGCACGAGAAAAAGATGCACCCCGGCAAGCCTATGACTAAGCTCAAAAAGGGCGGCGTATCAACCGATATGATGAAGTCTATGGGTCGCAACATGGCTCGTGTCGCAAACCAAAGGGGAAAATAATGGCTACATTCAGTATGAAAAAAGGTGGCAAAGAAGTTGGCCCAGCCAGCGTCTATGCACAGCCACATGATATGTCTGGTAAAAAAATGACCCAAGCTCCTGTGGAGTTTGGCACTAATCCGGGCTTTCCTCCCAACAAAAGCAAATTAGAAAACGCTGACGTTAGCCTCGGTCAGTTCAGCAAGTCTGCTGGCAACGAGCCTATCAAGACCGACGGCATCAAAATGCGTGGCACAGGCGCGGCTACCAAGGGCACTATGTCTAGAGGACCAATGGCGTGACATACAGCGAACTCATTACTGCGATTCAGACGTATACCGAGAATACGTTTCCGTCTACCACTTTGGCGGACGGCACTGTTGTGTCTTCATCGACCCAGTTAAATCGCTTTATTGAGCAAGCTGAACAGCGTATCTACAACTCTGTTCAGTTCCCATCATTACGCAAGAACGCCAAAGGTACGACTTCGACAAGCAATAAATACTTGTCTGCCCCAGATGATTTTTTGTCTTCCTATTCTTTGGCGGTCATAGACCCCACCACAGGCGCATACACATACCTGTTAAACAAAGACGTTAACTTTATCCGCGAAGCCTACCCAATTCCTACGGATACCGGTGCGCCTAAGTACTACGCACTGTTTGGCCCTAAAGTGGATACTGGGGTTATTACCAACGAGTTGTCGTTCATTCTTGGCCCAACACCCGATGCGGTCTATAGCGTAGAACTGCACTATTACTATTACCCTGAGTCAATCACCACAGCGTCTACTGGACAGACTTGGCTTGGGGATAACTTTGACACCGTGCTGTTGTACGGTTGTCTCGTCGAGGCTTACACCTACATGAAGGGTGAGCAAGACATCATTGGCTTATACGATACCAAGTACAAGGAAGCACTTGCACTTGCTAAACGCCTCGGAGATGGTCTGGAGCGTAGCGATGCGTACCGCAGTGGTCAGTCTCGCGAAATGCCATTGCCACAAAACACTGGAATTAGATAATGGCTTTTACAGGAAACTGGGCATGTAACACGTTTAAAACGGGCTTGATGAATGGCACGTTTAACTTTACGTCTGGTACGTTCTATATAGCCCTTTACACCAACGCAGCTACATTGGACGCTACTACAACTGCGTACACAACAACTGGGGAAGTGTCTGCTACTGGCTACACCGCTGGCGGGCTGGCCTTGACGATTGCTCAAGCACCAACCATAGGTAACCAGACTGGCGCGGCAACATCCTACATTTCATTTACAAACGCCTCATGGACTGGTTCATTTACCGCAAGGGGCGCTTTGATATACAAAGGCGGCGATAACGGAGCTATTTGCGTGCTAGATTTTGGCTCAGATAAGACCAGTAATACTACATTCACCGTACAATTCCCAGCAGTGACAAACACATCAGCAATCATAAGGATTTCGTAATGGCACTTGTATTTACAACATTAGGCGAAGTTGACGAAGCACTCTTGGAGAAGAAAGAGGGTACGTTTGAAGACGACAACGAAATCACTACATGGGTTGAGTACTGGAAAGACAACGCTCTTGTCCACCGTTCTGCCCATGTGACTTTAAAGAAAATGCCCCAGTTTGCAGCGGGCGACACTTCCTCTTTTGCTTAAAGGATAAATCATGGCAAATACTCAATCGATGTGTACCTCCTTCATGGGGGAACTAATGACCGCTACCCACAACTTTGGTGTTGCACCTACTCGCGGCACAACGGCAGCAGACACGTTCAAAGGGGCTTTGTTTTTAGCTTCTGCAACGCTCAATGCTTCTACAGCAGCGTACTCAACTACGGGTGAAGTAACGGGAACCAACTACTCCGCTGGCGGTGTGACGGTAACTAACGCAACAGCTCCTACGGCTACCAATAGTTCAGTTACTGCTGGCGTGGCTTATTGGACTCCTTCAGCGTCCCTCGTTTACACGAACGTGACCTTGAGCACTGCGTTTGATACTGTATTGATTTACAACTCTACGCAATCCAATAAGGCGGTGAGCGTGCATACATTTGGTTCACAAACCATTACTGCTGGTACTTTCACCCTGACAATGCCATCGAATACAACTACAACCGCTTTGTTGCGCTTGTCCACAACTTAATAAAGGCGTGGGATGTTTGGCATCTACCCATTTGCTGATGCACCGTTTGCATCCCTTGCTAGTACAAATAAGTTAATTGCTTTAACTGGTGTAGGCGCATCTGGTAATGTTGGCGCTGTAACCAATGGTGGCTATTCATTTGCGTTGTCAGGTGTTGGGGCAACTGGAGCAGTTGGAACAGTTAGCCTTGGGGCTAGAACATTTGCGCTAACTGGAGTATTTGCTACAGGTGATACTGGGTTTGTTTTGGCTACATGGTCAAAAGCAATAACAGGTGTTGGTGCATCTGGAAACGTAGGCGGCGAACAAGGTGGACAACTTATATCAGGTGTTTCGGCAAGCGGTGCGGTTGGTACAGTTGTGGCTATTTACTGGAATACGATTGACGATGGTCAGAATGCTGGCTGGGTCATTATTAACACTGCGTAAGGAACAAAAATGGCACTCGTAATAGCAGATAGAGTTAAAGAAACTACCACAACAACTGGTACGGGAACAGTGACCCTTGCTGGAGCTTCTGCGGGATACCAGTCTTTTGCCGTCATTGGTAACGGTAATACCACGTACTACACCATCGCAGGGCAGACAACCACTGAATGGGAAGTTGGTATTGGCACATACACTTCGTCAGGCACGACTCTAGCCCGCACTACTGTTCTTTCTTCATCAAATAGCGGTTCGGCTGTTAACTTCAGCGCGGGCACTAAAGATGTATTTGTTACCTATACATCCGAGCGGTCTGTTACAACCGACATGTCGCAAACATTTACAGCGACCCAGACATTCAACGGAACAACTGCAACTTCGGCTGTAAAACCATTAAATATTGCTGAACCCGCTTCTGTCTCTGGAACGGCTCCTACAGCTACAACCAACTTTTATATTAATAGCGGTGCAGTTCAATACATTACAGGTAACAACGCTAACAATTGGACACTGAACTTTGCGTTTTCATCTGGCACTTCGCTCAATACAGCGATGGCTACCAATGATTCAATCTCTTGCACTTTGGTTGTAACTAACAGTACAACTGCATATTACCCAAGTGCTTTCACGATTGATGGTACTTCAGTAACTCCTAAATGGCAGGGCGGAACCGCACCTACGAGTGGTAACGCAAGCTCAATCGATAGTTACACATTTGTGATTATTAAAACAGCATCTGCAACATATACGGTTCTTGCTTCTCAGACCAAGTTCGCATAAGGATAACTAATGCCTCGTTTATCCAAGATTGGAGCCGCCGCACTAGCCGCCTTTGGGTGGACAGGACTGCAATCGGTTACTGCTACTTACCTTGTGGTTGCTGGTGGGGGTGGCGGAGGTTTCAACGGTGGTGGCGGTGGTGCTGGTGGCTTATTAACTGGCACGGCATCTTTAAACCTAACACTTTCATATACTGTTACTGTTGGCGGTGGTGGTAGCGGTGGCACATCTAATTCTTCGTCAAATACTGGCACTAATGGTAGTAATTCTGTTTTTTCTTCATTTACGGCTATTGGTGGAGGAAGTGGCGGTGATTATGCTCGTGGTTCGGGTAATAACGGAGGTTCTGGTGGTGGAGTAGGCGGAGATGTTACTGGCGGGTTATCTGGAACGGTTGGAACAGGGTCACAAGGATCATCTGGTGGACAGCAAATAGGTTCTGGAAACTGGAATGGAGGCGGTGGAGGAGGTGCATCTGCTGTTGGCGGCAATGGCGTTTCTGGAACACGAGGTGGTAATGGTGGCGCTGGAACAGCCTCAAGCATTTCTGGAACTAGCGTAACTTACGCAGGTGGCGGTGGTGGCGCATCAAACATGGGTGCAAGTACGGGCGGTTCTGGTGGCGGTGGCAACGGGGCATTTTCAGGTACGTCTGCTGGCACAAATGGCACAGCAAACACGGGTGGTGGCGGAGGTGGTAATGCGGCTAGTTACGGTAATGGTAATACTGGCGGTTCTGGCGTAGTCATCATTTCATACCCTGCCCCACAAAAGTTTGGTGGTGGAGTAGTCACAAACGATGGCTCTAATGTTATTCACACATTCAATACATCTGGCACATTGAGTCCTTTGTCATCTTTGACAGCGAGTTATTTGATTGTTGCTGGTGGTGCGGGTGGTGGCGGTGCAAGCGATACACCCGCTGGTGGCGGGGGTGGAGCAGGGGGCTTGTTGTCAGGCTCTGGCTTAACTATTGACACCAACTCAAACTACGTTGTAACGGTTGGCGCTGGGGGCAATGGCGGAAGTAGCGTTACTGTTGGCTCAAATGGCGGCAATTCTGCATTTAGCATGGTTTCAACCACTGCTGTTGGCGGTGGCGGTGGTGGAACTTATGGTTATGGAAGTGGTGTTACTGGAGGTTCTGGTGGCGGTGCGGCATGGCCTACTAGTTACAACGCAGGTTCTGGCACATCGGGACAAGGTAACGCTGGCGGAAAAAACACAACATCTGGAGGTTCTCAAGGCGGAGGTGGAGGTGGTGGCGCTAGTGCAGTAGGAACAACTGTTACTGGAAATGATGGCGGTGCTGGTGGAGGTGGAACAGCATCTTCTATCACGGGTTCGTCAGTAACTTATGCTGGCGGTGGAGGTGGTGGTGCTGGTGCTGGAAATTACCCGACTTATGGAACTGGTGGTTCGGCTACTGGTGGCGGTGGCTCTGGTGGAAATTCAAGCACAGTAGGCTCAAATGGAACTGCTGGAACTGCAAATTTAGGTGGTGGTGGCGGTGGTGCTGGTGGAAGTGGCCCATCCCCATATACAGCACGAAGCGGTGGCAATGGTGGCTCAGGCGTTGTAATCATCTCTTACGCAGGTGCTACACAGCAAATGGCTGGTGGAACTGTGACTATTACTGGTGGTAATGTCATCCACACATTCACATCAAGCGGATACCTGACACCAATCAAGTATGTGAACAATTCTTTGCGTTTCCGTTCTAGTGCTAGTGCTTATTTAAATCGGACTCCTACAACGGCTGGTAATCGTCAGAAATTTACAATTTCTGTTTGGTATAAAGCTGGGAGAATTGGGGTTAGTGAAGTTAATGCAAATATCATTAACGCAGGCGGAGATGGTTCTAGTTTGCTAATTTCAGGGACTGGCGCTTTTGGTGCAACTTACAATGACCGCTTATTGTTTCGTGAAGCTGGCACAACTTTGTTTTATTGGCCTATGGTGTTTCGTGACCCAGCGGCTTGGTATCACATTGTTTTTGCAATGGACACAACGCAAGCAACAGCCGCAAACAGGGCAAAACTATATGTAAATGGTGTTGACCAAGGTGCGTTTTCAGGCACTGCAATTACGCAAAACACCAGCACAAGCATTAACAATACTTCTGCGCATTACATCAATACATTCAATGGTACTTTTTACCCTTCCGACCTTTACTATACAGAATACAACCTAATTGACGGACAAGCCCTAACACCAACCAGTTTTGGAACAACCAATTCTTATGGTGTATGGCAACCCATCACCTATGGTGGTTCGTATGGTACTAATGGCTTCTACTTGCCTTTTACCAATACAACAAGTGCAACAACATTAGCGTATGACTTTAGTCCAAATGGAAACAACTGGACACCTAACAACATATCTTCTACAACATCTGCAACAAACCTAGTTGTATTCAACTCGTCTACTACATGGACTGCACCTGCTGGTGTATCTAGCGTTAACTACTTAGTGGTTGCCGCAGGTGGTGGCGGCGGAAACTTAGCAGGCGGTGGTGGTGGAGCAGGTGGATACAGGGCTTCTACGCTATCTGTAACATCAGGCACTACTTATACAGTCACAATTGGCGCAGGCGGAGCATCAGCAACACAGGGTGGAAGTTCTGTCTTCTCATCTATCACTTCAACAGGTGGCGGTGCTGGCGGTCTATACGATGGAGGCACAGGCGGCACGGGCGGTTCAGGCGGTGGTGGTGCAGGTACTTCTGGAACAACAGGCTCAAGTGCTGGCGGTGCGGCAACATCTGGACAAGGTAGCGCCGGTGGTGGTGCGACTACAACTGGTGGCGGTGGCGGTGGCGGTGGCGGTGCAGGTGGTAGCGGAAGTAACACAGGCAATGGAGACGGTGCAAACGCTGGTAATGGCTCCTCATCTTCTTCAATAACTGGTAGCACTTACGCTGGCGGTGGTGG